AATACATCCTGTTTGACTTTTTTGCCATCCTGATCATACAGAGTGTGTAGGTCGGCAACTTGGTATTTGTGATTTAGAGAAATCATATTGAAGTTGTCGGCATCCATGTCGAAAAACCTGCTATAGACCGGATTGTATCCTTGGAAATTTGCTAAATTGAATGGTTCATAACTGTTGTCAATAGAGATTTGTTGTGTTGCCATTTTTTCTAGGTTCGGTTTTCTGAATCGTTGATAACCAATGGGAGCAGACATTGAATAAGAATAATATATTTATCTAAATCATTCTTTATGACATGATTGAACTAATGGCAAAATGGCGACAATAAATAAAACATGGTTTAGAAAACATCACGGAAAGTGGTCGGATAAAAAATATTTCCAAAACATATATTGGGAATGACACTAGAACTAAAGAAATTCGACATGCGGGCAATCACTTTTCGTCCAGATGAAAACAAGGGTCCTGTAGTAGTGCTCATCGGGCGTCGTGACACGGGTAAGACCTTTTTAGTCAAAGATTTACTGTTTCATCACCAAGACATTCCGATTGGCACCGTCATATCCGGGACAGAGGCGGGTAATGGTTTCTACGGTAAACTGGTGCCCAAACTGTTCATACACGAAGAATACAACTCGGCACTCATCGAGAACGTGCTAAGGCGTCAGAAAACCGTGATGAAACAGATGCAGAAGGAAATGGAGGCGTATAAGAAAACCACGATTGATCCACGCACTTTCGTCATTCTTGATGATTGCCTGTATGACAACACGTGGGCGCGGGACAAGTTGATGCGCTCCCTGTTTATGAACGGGAGACACTGGAAGGTTATGTTAATTATCACAATGCAATACCCGCTCGGTATTCCGCCCAATCTGCGTACCAATATCGATTATGTTTTCATTCTGCGTGAAAACTATTTGGTCAACCGAAAGAAGATTTGGGAAAATTATGCGTCCATGTTTCCGACGCTCGAGTCATTTTGCTCGATCATGGACCAGACCACAGAGAATTATGAGTGCTTGGTCATAAACAACAACGCCAAATCCAACAAGATCAATGATCAAATCTTTTGGTACAAGGCAATGGACCGACCCGATTTCAAGTTGGGTTCCAAAGAGTTCTGGGAGATTTCGAAGAATTTGGGATCCGACGACGAGGACGAGTATGATCCGAATGCTAAAAAGAAGGCAAAAGGAGGACAAGTCACGGTGAAGAAGACGGGCGGCGCGAATGGCGGAAGTAAATGGTAAAGAGTGAATAATTTAGAATCTTGTTTTCCCAACCGGGAAAGCAAGATTCTAAAAAGCAAGATATCTTGGTTTGGGCAATCCCAAAGCAAGATATCTTGGTTTGGGCAATCCCAAAGCAAGATCACATAAAAATATTATAAACAACGATTATTACTATGCCAACACATGAATATAGAAACAACACCACAATATGCACATATAACTAAAAATGGGAATCGACAAAGTAGTATTGGAGGCAATCATCCTCTCGCACAAGTATTTACCCCGGGAGAACCGACACAATGTAATGTCATTGGCGCGCCAACAAATACACATACCTCCCCAATTAATGCACTACCTTTTTCAAAAATATGGCATACATGCGCCCCTACATGAATGCGGGGAATATTTCGAGGCACTGTTCAAAGACATGGGATACACGGTCACGGATTCAATCGACAACTCGGCATATGAGAACGCGACGATCATACACAATTTGAACTTGCCGTTTTTATTGTCAAAAAGAGAACCACGGTACAATTACGTGTTGGACGGCGGGACGATAGAGCACATATTCAATTGCCCACAGGTCTGTGAAAACATCATAGATATGATGGAGGTCGGTGGAATATATTGCTCGGTCACAGTGAATAACAATTTTTCGGGGCACGGAATCTATCAATTTAGTCCCGAATTTTTCCTCTCGGCATTTGCGCCAAAATATGGCATGGAAGTGCTTGAACTGTATCTTGCCGAAGTCAACGCTGACAGAGAAAATTGGATCAACGTAAAATCCTTCAACGGGTGGCGAAACAACACACAAATTAATACACAGAATTCGGTGTACATCGTCGCAATCATAAGAAAAATCTCGGACGATAGAGAATCTCTATTGTTGAACCCGCCGAACCAATATAGTTATGAAAACGTGGATTGGAATAAATAAATAAATACATGCAAAAAAGACATATAAACTGGTTCCCAAATAATAAATAACAACGAATGCAGTACCCATTTGACGAAAACACAACGACACCTCTATGTGAGATTATGGGCAGATATGGAAGTGACAAGGGAAACACCAATATTGCCCAATGTTGGCACAATTACACCACATTTTACCACAGCATATTCAAGGAAATGCAGGATAAACCATTGCGCATTTTCGAGTTGGGATTGGGCACTAATAATTTGAACGTGCCGTCCAACATGGGCGCAAACGGCAAACCAGGCGCATCATTGTATGGATGGCGCGAGTTTTTTCCCAATTCCAAAATCTATGGTGCCGACATCGACATGAATATCCTGTTTGAAAGTGACCGCATAAAAACATATTACTGTGACCAAACAAACCCGGTTATCATCAAAATGATGTGGAATCAAACAGAATTGGTCGACGGATTCGACATTATTGTGGAGGACGGATTGCACGAGTATCACGCCAATGCGTGTTTTTTTGAAAACAGCGTGCACAAATTGAACATCGGTGGATATTTCATCATTGAGGACATCATGAAGAAAGAATTACACCTGTTTGAAAAAAAACTTGTGGAATGGAGACTGAGGTTCCCAGAGTTGGATTTCACAATATTACAAATTCCATCTCGAAGAAACACATTTGACAACAATTTGCTTGTAATTAAAAAAACTAAATAGAAAAATAAAGTGTGTCTTTTTATAGACACACTTTATTTAAATGGCAACCATTGTGACCGCGTATTTTAATATACCCAAATCCAAGGCAAATCACGAAACCTATAAAGGATGGATGGAAAACATGCTGGCAATACAGAATCGCATGATCATTTTCTGCGACGCATCGTCGGTGGAATTAATACAGAGTTTGCGTGAAAATAATCCTTGTCCCGCCATCATTATACAAACAAAATTCGAGGAATTCCATTGTTACAAATATATAGACATTTTTCGGGTGCAGTACGAGATCGATCATGAAAAGGATATGCATAGTGTGGAATTGTATTTGATTTGGAATGAGAAGAGTAATTTTTTGAAGCGGGCAATCGAGATCGAAAAATTATTCAACGAACCCCATAGTAATAAATTTGTGTGGTGTGACATTGGGTGTTTTAGGATGCCAAATGAGTGGTTCTTGAAATGGCCGGATGCTGCAAAGATTCCTGATGATAAGATATTGTTGTTGGAGGTTATGCCTTTAGATCCTTCAAACGATCCTTCGGACAATCCTTCAGTTCTACCAAATCTAACATTTATCAATCATATTGGCGGCACCATTTTTGCGGGGTCTTCCGACGCAATTATGAAATGGCACGACGCCTATTTTGCCATGTTGGAACGCCTTTATGCCATGGGCAGATTTGTCGGTAAGGACCAGACCATAATGTCGTCGGTATATATTGACCAACCCGAATTGTGTTTCTGTGTGAAATCTCATCGGGAGTACTATGACCGCTGGTTTTATTTACAGTATTATTTACTTTAGTGTCCTTCTTTTGGACGCGCAATCAAAAAAACAAATAGAGAAATAAAGAGTATCTTTATATAGTTACTCTTTATTTGAATGGCAACCGTTGTTACTGCATATTTTAATATACCCAAATCCAAGGCAAATCATGAAACCTATGCAAGATGGATGAAAAACATGCTGGCAATACAAAATCGCATGATTATTTTCTGCGACGCGGCATCCTTTAAATTAATTCGGAGTCTGCGTGCAAATAATCCGTGTCCTACCATTATTGTGCAAACAAAATTCGAGGAATTTCATTGCTACAAATATGTAGACATATTCAAAGCACAACACTCAATAGACCGTGAAAGGTCGATTCACAGCGTAGAATTGTATTTGATTTGGAATGAGAAGAGTAATTTTTTGAAGCGTGCAACAGAGATTGAGAAATCATTCAAGGAACCCCACAATACCAAATTTGTGTGGTGTGACATTGGATGTTTTAGGGTGCCAAATACGCAGTTCTTGAAATGGCCTGACGCCAGCAAGATCCCGGATGATAAGATGTTATTATTGGAGGTTCTTCCTTTGAATAAACTGACCCAGGATTTATCAAAAATAGATTACATTGGTGGCACCATTTTTGCGGGGTCTTCCGAGACAATTTTAAAATGGCATGATGCATATTACGCAATGTTGGAACGCCTCTATGACAGGGGCATATTTGTGGGCAAGGACCAGACCATAATGTCGTCAATATATATTGACCAACCCGAATTGTGTTTCTGCGTGAAATCTCCGCGAGGGATATATGATTGGTTTTATTTACAGGATTATTTGGTTTGAGCGTCCTTCTTTTTTAGCGTCCTTCTTTTGGACGCACTCATTGTCATTTGGCACTCATTATCATTTAGCGTCCTTCTTTTGTCATTTGGCACTCATTGGGTTGCCAAAAACATATTGAATGTCCCAGACACGCTGATAATTTTGTACCCAAGGTCCTGTATAAATTTGAACAGTTCAACATTTTCGCAATTGGATTCAAACAGGATTCGTGGATAATTGTTGCGACGCAAGGTCTCGACGCCACCCTTAATCGCGTTCAATTCATTGCCTTCAATATCCATTTTTATGAATGAAATCGGACCTTGAATTTGCATGTCATCCAATCGGCGCACCTCGACGCGTTCTTTTCCAATAATTTCACACTGAACCTCCTGTAATGTGGACCCGCCTCCGTCCGCGCTTACCAAATTCAACGTCTGTGTTCCTACTTGGTCGTCCGACCCTAACCCATAATTCAAACAATCAATGTTATACATACTCGATAGAGCAACCCCGCCACACAAGGCGTAATAGGTCATTTTTTGCGGTTCAAACGCGTAGACCTTCTTGGCAAAGGACGCCAAACTGATGGCGTACGTTCCTGTATGAGCACCGATATCTAAAAATACGCTGTTTGGATTACAAAACTGTTTACACCACTCGATTAACCCGCTTTCAAACAGTCCGTGTTTTACATAATACTCGTGGTTATGTGCGGGGAGAAAATAACAGGGCGCGCGATTGATGTGGAAAAACTGATTTTTCTTATTGTCTTGGACAGCATCTCTATCGTCCTTGGACAAAATGATGTATTGGGTGGTCATTGTTTATGGAAGAATAAAACAGGTAGTTCTATGTTATTTCCAATTTTCTTCAAGTGGGCATTTAGAATGTCAAAAGACATAAAGAACATAGAGAATTCGGGGCAATAGAGAATATCACAATATGTCATTATCATCATCAAGAACCCCAACACAGAACGAACTGTTGTTGACAAATTTAATGGAATTTTATTCGGACAAGGAAAATATGGACAAAATGGTCGGTGTAGTAAATGGCGAAAGCAAGACCTCGCTCCGTATCATCGACTGGTTTGTCACTAATTTCGCAAAAAAATACTTCACTGTTTATACAATTCCCGCAAAAACCCGGTGCAGCACCGTCATAAATGGAGAGGAAAACAAGGAGCGATTCAAGGTGTTTAATAGTTACAAGTTGGAATTGAAGGCATATAACAAATCCCGATTTGACCCTTTTTGCCGGCGCGACCGCATCACCATTCCCTATAATGATTCCCTGACCACAGGATTGGTCACGACTATTGGGCAGTTGAATTTCTTCAAGTGGGCAATCGAGAACCGAATTCTGGAATACATTGAGGAAAATTTCGAGGCGATAGAGAATGATATGAATTCGCGCAACAGCATATCAAAGAGGAAGACGCCGGATGCTGAAGGAAGTTCCACAGGAACGGACAATAAGACACGCAAGAAGCGGGAGGAACTGTCCATATCCGCCTGCAAAAGTATCAAAAAGGAGATTGTGAGCATCGTGGTGAAGTTTTAACGGATATTTATGTGTCAATGATTCATTGATACATAGGAACTAAAAATGTCTACTTGGTTTTCCCATAGAGGAGTTGGTGAAACATGTAGAGACCCATGACTGCAACGGTGCCCATGAAAAACCGTTGTCCAGCGTCCATGTGTGTCATAAAGTTGTCGGCAGTCACTCTATCCGGTGAACTAAACCCCTCGAATTCTTTCGGAATAATTGGTTTGCCGACAAACCGGTCCTGCGGTGTGCGCTCGAATTCGGCAAGCGAAATGAATTTTTGTTTTTCAACCGTTTTAACTCCTTTTGTGTCGACCACATTGATGTCGACTACCATGCATTTGTCGGCAAACTTTCGCTCAGTTTCAATGTAGGGGTTCAACTTTGCCGATTCAAAATCAGCATCTGCCGAATCCAGGATCCCCTTGCCTCCTTTGCTTTTGTTGACGTTGATTATAGTGTGCCGCGGAACGGACAATCCCGATTTAATGTCATTGCACATTGACCCAGTGTCATGCACATAAACGCGTCCCATAGGTGTTTCTAGCAGTTTGCGTTGTTGCTCTATCGCAGCGATGTTTTGAGTCACGTTGGTTTCATTGTATTTTGGTGGAATTATTAAACTTGAATAATTGGAATTCATTTTATCTGCTGCTTTATATTTATTAGTGTCATTATTTTTTCAAAATTTTATTAATAGTGCGCTGATGTTCATCAACGACGGACAAAACACGTTTCAAAAAGGATGTCTCAATATCTTTTAAGCACTGTGTTTTTATCTTTGCCATGCAAACTTCTTTGTCGGTTGCTGATGCGATTTTGTCACAGGAAGACATATCTTTTTTGCTACAATCCGCGTCCAATTTAGTTTCATCCAAAGATCCTAAATCAGAAATGATTTGTTTGATAGAATCACTGCCGCTATAAGATGGATATAATTCCAATATGCCTGGATTTTTTTGCAAATCCGTGTTAATCTTGTCGACCCCCATAGTAACGAGGTTTTTGAGGTTGGATAAAATCACCATGTTTCCGGACAAATCGCGGTTGTATAAAACAGTGGTTGCGGTGTCACTGTATGGTTTTTTCAGTGTGCGTATTTGGTCTAATAGTAAATTTACGCGGTCAAATAGGTCTGAAATCATTTCGGAATTGGAAATTCCGTCAGCAGGCGCAATTGGCACAGACGATGTTGCTGAAGATGTTGCTATAGGAAATGACGTTGCTGCCACCATGGGACTAGTTGTTTCTGTTGGTTTTGCTGAAGTCGTTTCTGTCGGTTTTGCCGAAGTCGTTTCTGTCGGTTTTGCCGAAGTTGTTTCTGTTGCATCAACAAACCCCTCCAAATGGTTTCTATCAGATTCATGAAGTGCACCTGAAAACCAGGTGTTTATAATATGATTGACAACAATAAAAAGAAAAAACCCAAATACAAGCGCGGATACAATTGTTTTGATAAAGTTGAATTCCATGGAATCTATATTGTATACGAAGTTAATTAAGGGAACTGCCGTTCCCTTAAGATCCCATGCTAAAACAGCAAATATAGAAACTTCATGATAACATAAAATACAGATTGTCAAGTTTGATTTTATGCGTCAGCGTAGGGCAACGAAGTTGCCCTTAGCGACGAAGTTGCCCTTAGCGACGCTTGACGGAAAGGCGAAGCAAGAGGGCGTCTGCGCCCTCGCTTTGAAAATTGATGTCCGGGAGGATTCCAACGGTCACTGAATAAAAACAATATAAAATCAATTAATATACCATGTCTGCTTTTGTGTCCAAACCTTTCATCATCTCTATCGAGGGCAATATCGGAACCGGTAAGTCCACCTTTCTCGAGAACCTAGAGTCAAATATAAACAAATCCAATCCCGACGTCGGCAGTTCGATCCTGTTTTTAAAGGAACCCGTCGACATCTGGGAAAGTATTAAGGATGAATCCGGACATACCATTTTGGAAAAGTTCTACAAGGACCAACGCAGATATGCTTTCACATTTCAAGTGATGGCGTACATCAGTAGGTTGAGCATGTTGAAACGCGCCATCAAGGAGAACCCGCAATGCAAGGTGATCATCATCGAGCGCTCCCTCATTGCCGACAAGAACATTTTCATGCAGATGTTGTACGACGACGGACAAGTAGAAAAAATGGAATTCGAAATCTACAATCGCTGGTACGACGAATTCATTGACGAGTACCGTGTGGATGCGATCATTTATTTGGATTCCGACCCGGATGTGTGTGCTGCGCGCATCAACAGACGCAACCGCAATGGTGAGGACGGCATCCCACTCGCCTATTTAGAAAAATGCAGGGACTATCACACACGATGGTTAGTAGACACCCGGACCGACACTGTATTAACTTCTGAGACAGTGTCGACGCACAATATCAAACACGAGAAATTCAATTACTCTGTGTTGCAAATAAATACAAATAGCAATACAGAATATTCGGGGGATGCCAACTGCGTTGGCAAGATTTGGTTAGAATACGTCAAGCAGTTCATCTACATTAAAATGTTGGAACATGTTATATAGATGAACTCCACTCTAATGCCAACGCCTTACCCAAG